ATGTTGGTGTTGTCGACTTGTTGACCTTCCGTAGCGATTGAATACGTTCCGAGAATGTCAAGTCGAGCATCACCTGGCAAGGCTGTAATTGGGGGATTTCCACGAATGATGTACTGTAAGTTCACAGGATTCATAGTCCTGTCACACTCCACAGGATGCACAGCACCCTCATAAGGAGCACAGCTCGTGGCGAACATGGAATTCTCCATTGACCGTTTGTCAACAAACGAGTCGTCATAAGCATCGTAATCAGTTGCCTGAATAACGGTACCCATTGCACTACTCGTCGTTCCCACAGCAGCAGCTGAGGTTGGTCGATACTCGAAGACCAGTCCGTGGATGCGGTACTCTTCATAGAGACTTGCAACCTGACTTCCCCAAGGGAAGAGAACATTACTTCCAGCATTGATGACGTAACTCGTCTTACGGAACGCTACTGATGACAGCACATCTGCGACAAATTCATCGTGGCGAAAGCGGATTGTAGTCTGCTTCGCACTCCCAGCAAATGTCGGAGGCGCGTTGGTTATAAAACCAGACACACCTGTACCACCACCGAACGTGTTCAAAAACGAGTTACTCTTCACCTTATTATATGTTGAGTATGCCCCAAAGCCAAACAACTTGGTAAGCCAACCCGCCGCATTACCCAATGCGCCAGATATAGACTTCGGCACGCCAAGATCGTTGGCAACAGCAGACACGCCACTTTGAGCGGCGCGACCCACCTTGGACGATGGTGCATAATTAGCGACTCCAGAAACTGCATCGACAACGTCGTTGAGATAACCACCACTACCACGTAGACGGCGAACAGGCACACGAGTGTACTTGCCTCCTCCGGCGACGGGTTGTGTGACCACATCAGCAACTTTTGCCTTGAGCTTCTTGAGCGCCTTACGCTTCTGTTGATATCGCTTACGCGCAGCCTTTGATTTCGGCATCGTTGCACCGAGCGATAGGTTACTCAAAGGCAGGGTGGTACTCCGGACTGCCCATGATGGACCACCACCTGGTCCTCAAACTTACCGACGTACAACGCCTCGATCGCATACGACGATCTCAACAATGATTTGATCTCCCTCCACGTGACTCCCCCATAGACGACACCGTCAACAAAGTTTTCAGAATACCTACTCATCATGAAGCCGATGAACTCGGACAACTCACGACGAATGTCAACATCCCAATAACTCTCCACAAGTAGAGCACACGCACGCATCACGTGCCAACGAGGATCCTGGCACTTAGAACCATACAACAAGCTACAGCGAATTTTCTCACCGTCCACAGGGGCAGGCACCCACAAGGAGTAACGCCCATAATAGACAGATTTGTTTGAGAGAAAAGTCAACTGTGTCACCGGTTGCATGTCCCAATTACCATCGTCCTCAGTCAGCTCATAACCGAGCGAGGAAAACCACCCACGAACCACTACAGCATTGAACCACCCCACAATGTCATCAGACACAGTGAAAGTGAGATCATCACCATAGAGAGCTGCCTCGACGCTGTTTTCGAACAACGTCTGTATCTCTAACCCACTCATCTTAGGAAACTGTTGGCGAGCTGCATTCGCAAACGAATATGCAAGCATAATCAACAATGACAACGAATTGTCGATGGTAGTTTGGTTCGACCCCGAATTATTCCCAGTTTCTTTTTGAACTATATCACCATTAGCCAAAATGATACAGCCATGCACTACTTGATAAGCTAATGCAAGAATAACCTTCATAATACCAGGATTCATAGGATTTAAACAAGCAATCTTCACAGCATTTATAGCTTCATACATCTTGCGAAAAAGTGATGAATCGTTCTTACTAACGTCCAAAGCTTTTCCCACGTTGAAGAGACCTTGTCTCATCAACTTTAGTACAAAGTGGTGCCACCCTTGTTTGTACTTAGACATACCAACTTTTATCCAACACTTCTGCCGTGAAGCAGCATCAAACAGCTTTTCACAAAAATCCAAGTAAACACGCGCACTTGCTAGCGTGTGCTCCAATGGGGCTGCAACAAATGTTCGCAACCTATCGTCTAAGACTTTTGCGGTTGGCCGCATTTCAGATTTCACAGACGACGTCCAGACCGGAGTCCATTCGTCATCAGTGCCAAGAGTATCATAGTATTTGGCCATGTACTCTTGGAATCCAGGCAAATTCCACACATCACTCTTCCTCGCGCCCAGTAGGGACCATGGGTATCCCGGACT